AGTTCAAGCATGTAAGCTACTCGAAAACCATGGTCATGCGGGCAAAATATGCAGAAATGCTTGCGGAGCGCTTGCCGTACCTGGACGAGATGCTGTGGGATTCGTTCGAGAGCAAATCCCGCACGTACGAGGAGATGGAGTGATGGAATTCTACCTGGACAGCTTGCCCGGCTACGTGGTGTTGACATGCGTGCTGGGCTGGTTTGGCTGGCGCGTGTACTGTTGGATTCGTGAGGTGCTAAACCGATGAACATGCAACGTACCTTAGCCCGCTACCTGGAGCCGCATCAGCATTTCATGCATCACGGCAAATGGTACCGGCGCATTGACGATAGTGAACGGCACATCGCACGGGCAGAATTGAAGGAGTACTGCTGGGTGGGTGCTTACACGGTCCCAGGACCAAATGAGCGAAGCGCACCGATACCAGTCTCGTTTAACGGAGGCTGCGAGGTGTGGGTAGAGGTGGAGGATGTTTGACGACAGAGAGTATTCGGATTCCATGCGCGGCGACGAGACTGACGGGGTGGATTTCTTGCTGAAGTCCACGCATGCCAAGTCACAGGCCAGGGATATTCTGGACGCCGCCAATAGGTTCATGATCGTGGCCGTGGTGCCACACGATGAAGAATCTGAGCAGTGGCTGACACTGATTGGCGGCATGCACACTGGAGACCTGGCGCACTTGGGGCTGCGCTTTGGGATGATCTTGCAGGAACTGGTCGAGGTTTGTATCGATGCTGAAGACGATCAAGGAACACCTGGAGCAACTGACTAGCAAGTTGCGTACAGGAAAATTCGTAGAACGACGCCGAGATTTCAACCGAGAGCGTGCGCACCGCCACCCGGCGCTGATGAAAGCTGCACGCAGGAGTAAGCTGAAAAGGAGAAACTAATGTCTGAAGCTGGACCCAATGACGCTCAGGAAAAGCTGGAAGCAGAGGCTGCGCAGGAGCAGGTTGATGCCCCGGAGATTGCGTACGGCGTGACGCTGTATATGACGACCGAAGGACAGTATGGAGCGGAACCAATCAACGACATTCCGCTGCTTGACATGCTGGCCCTGCTGGCACGTGCTACGGAAGGTGCACGGTCGCAGTTCTATGCCATGCGCACTGCGCAATTCCAACAGCAGATGTTACATCAGCAACAGCAGCATCAGCACAGTAACCTTGTCGTTCCTAAGCCAGGCATTCAGGTGGTGGGAGAATGACGGTACCCCAGGTGCTGATATTCATTAGCGCGGTCGGCTTTGTGCTGGCCGCTGCTGTCTTGATTGGAGAGATCGTATGGCCTGCATTCGTACGTTGGAGGACTTCATTGGTCCGACGCGCACATCAGGCACGCAGATAAACTTCCAGTTCTGCCCAGTGTGTGGCAGTGACAAGTGGAAAGTATACGTCGACCCTGTGTCCGGTCGATGGTACTGTTTTGCAGGTGGACATAGTGGCGGGGGCCGCGTGGAGGTGGGCCTCCCACAGGAGGGCGTGGGACGACAGATTCTGGAGCAATTGAACGGCAACTCACGCGGGGAATCTCGTACCGAGTGGCCGGAAATCCAGCTACCGCCATTCATGGAATTGTCGTCCCGCGCTGTCCGATACTTGCGGGCGCGAGGTTTGAGTGATGAAACTATCAGATTTGCGAAACTCGTGGAGTGGGATCACCCTGACAAACTCCGCGTACTGTTCCCGTTCTTCGGGCCAGAAAAACAGATCATTTATTGGTCGAGTCGTACGTATTCAAGCTTGGATCAAAGTCCCAAGTATCTTACTGCACCTGGGAAGCATCCTTTTTATGTGCTTCCGGAGTGGCGTCAAGAGAAAGAAAGAGTGGTAGTGGAAGGAGTTATGGATGCACTCGCTGTCTATCAGTGGACGAGGCTTCCCGTACTGGCCCTCTGTGGAAAGAGTTTGCCGCGCTATCTTGAAGCAGCGTTTACCTCGCTCATTACGGAGAGCGCACGACTACTACTTGACGGCGATGCGTTGCGAAGTTCGCTTCGGTTACGTACCCGACTTAGCAGCCGGCGTGACATTCGGATTACGCCGTTACCTGTAGGCCAGGATCCAGCGGATCTCGGGCCAGAGCTTGAGGAGTACTTGAGATGAAAGCGTTAGCAGTTTATGTGTTGCGTTTCCTAGGACAGTCGGCGTTGTTGTTTGCCGGCTGGAACATCGGGGCGGCGGAGTTTGGTGCGCCAGACGTGACGTTCTGGCATTGCATGGCGATGATCGTGCTGCTGCGTACAGTGAAGGACGCATTCCGTTGATACCTTTTTTACGCGAGGCGGGGTTCCGAAAAATTGGAGGGTGGCATGAAAGTCGATGATCGAGGACGAGTCCGGTTTACATTTAAAAACGTGCGCTACGAACTAACTAGGACATCGTTCGCCATGTACGAGCGAGTGTGCAAGCGAGAGCGTCCGTGCCGTTACCTGGACACGGCGATTGAGTTAGCGTATGCTATGGACTACCAGGAGTTCCGGGAGAAACTGCGGCGGGCACTGAATCTGCTGCATGATTACACCGGGAACAAGGTATTTACGACAGCCATCCATGTTCCCGTGCGAAAGGTCGGTGAGTTTTGATGGACTTCAACCATGCGAACCGAGTAGGTGGCGTGGCCGAGTTGATGGTGGCCGTCAAGGCTGCGCAGTCCGGGTGGACTCCCAGCATACCGGCGTATCCTGTGGACTACGACCTGATCGTGGAGCGGGACGGCGTGTGCAAGAGAGTACAAGTGAAATCAGTTGTAATCAACAAAAACAACCCGGTCGTGCACGTGTGCAAGAAGAACCGTGCGTATGCAGACGATGCGTTTGACTGGATCATAGCAGTGGACGTGGACACCGGCAAGATGTGGCGCTTCGAGTGGAAGGACGTCACGCAACGACGGAGCCTGAGTCTCCGCAAGCGAGAGGATGCGGTGTGGTAAAGAGCGCAGTGTTTGTGCTGGGCAGCATGCACCGGGATGTCGGTCGGACTGGCGATGCCATTGCACCTAACGAGATCGACCTGCTTCAGCAGGTGGCGACAGAACTGCGGCTGGAAGTGGACCTGTTCCTGGCCGTGGAAGATCCGGCGCAGGCAGGCAAGGGGTCGTCCGTGCCCATGAATGTCATCCGGGAGGAACGGCCCCGGCTTATCGAGCAGATAGAGCGGGCCAACCCTGACATCGTGGTGTGCTTCGGGCCGACCGCAATCAAGTCTGTCTTCAACAAAGGCAACATGGTCCAGCGTGAGATGATGCGGCAGAAACATAATGCTCCTGATGTTGCGTGCCCAGTAGTGGTGACGCACTCGATGGAGGCGTTGGCGATGTCGCCGGGCATCAAGAAGTGGATCCGCATGGACATACAGGCAGCAGTCGAAGGCCATGTGGAAACAGAATGGGGCGACTATGTATACATTAGGAGTGATGACCCTAGCTGGAGCGTTGCTCCTGACTGGGTACATGGCTTACAACCTGGGGTTTGCATTGGTTTTGACCTGGAAACATACCCCGGTCTGGATCCACATGCAGAAAATTCTAGGATTCGAATGGCTGTACTCTCCCATATGGTCGGACGTGCGACGGTCGTACTTACCGACCCGTACGGAGCCTTACCTGAGTGGGTTACAACCCTGGCGTCCGACAACAGTATTATCAAGGCAGGCTCGAACATCAAGTTTGATTACAGGTGGATGCACCGGTTTGGGTACGATCTGCGAAACTTACACGATACCTCAACCGCAGACCATGTGCTCGACGAGACCAACCCGTTCAAAGACCTCAAGTCACTTACCTTTAAGTACCTGCCCAGACTTGGAGACTACTCCAAAGATCAACGTGCCAGAGTCGCAGAACTTGGAGGATGGGAACACGTGCCCGACGACGAGATGTTGCAGTACGCAGGAGGAGACGGAGAAGCCAGCCTCGCCGCCGCCCACGCACAACGACGGATCTTGAGAGAACATAACCTAGAGCGTCCGTTCAGGCTGTCGATGGATTTGTATGAGGTGTTGGCTAAGATGGAGGTGCGCGGTGTTGGCATCGACATGGGTATTAATAAAGAATTGGACGCATCATTTAGTGACAATCTGTCGGAAGTGCGGGACAAGATCACCGATGCGCTCGGGCCTATCAACCCGAACTCGCCGGTCCAACTGGCGGATGCGTTACTACGCACCGTTCCCGACATTGATCTTGCAAAGCGAGGGCTGCGCCACTATCTGGAAGAGCGACCTACTGAGGAGGCTAGCACAGCGCGTGATGTTTTGGAGAGGGAAGCCTCGAAGCATCCGGTCATCGAAGATATTCTATTGCACCGACGTCTCCAGAAACTACACGGAACCTATATCAAAGGAATCAGGGACAAGTACATAACAGAGAGGAATGGGAAGTACTACATCCATCCGCAGTACCGGACGGACGTGGTACACACCAATAGGCTATCGTCGAACAGCCCGAACGGACAGAACATTCCGCGCAAGCCGGACCCGGATGATCCGCACCCGATCCCGCAGGAACTGAACATCAAGCGACAGTTTGTGTCTCGCTTTGACGGCGGGCAGATCATGGAGGCGGATCTGTCGCAGGCGGAGCTACGTGTGGCAGCATGGCTGTCCCGTGACCCGAATATGATTGGAATCATCGAGCACGGCGGTGACATCCACCGCAACACAGCCAGCCTGGTGTACGGCGTGCCACTGGATGAGGTCACGGATCTGCAACGCTATAATTGTAAGCGCGTGAACTTCCTGACGCTGTACGGCGGCGGGGCCAACACGCTGGGCAGGCAACTTGGCATCAGCAAGAACCAGGCCAAGGAGATACTGGACCAGTACTTCCGCACGTTCCCAGGACTGCGCACTTACATTGATCGGATCAACGTGCGGGTGCAGCGGGATCTGTATGTGGAGTCGCCCTTCGGATACCGGCGCAGGTTCGAGCGTCCGCTGCGTTGGATGTCCTGGGATGGCTGGCGGGTGCAGCGCCAGGCGTGGAACCATATCGTGCAGAACACAGCGGCTGCGCTGTGTTACGTTGGTATGATAAATGTCCAGGGATACCTGGAAGACACATTAAAGAGCCATATCATTATGCAGGTACATGATTCAATTATCGTGGACGTGTATCCAGGAGAGCTAGATCATGTAGCCACAATCACTAAGGCGTACATGGAAGAACCCAGCTTGGATAGATATGGCGTAGATAACTTCGACATCCCACTGGTCTGTGACGTAGAAGCCGGCCCATCGTGGGGAGAGATGAAACCTATTGCATTCGAGTGAGAGTTGTGGTATACTAGTACCAAGTAGACACCCAAATAGGAGGCAGAACATGTCTACATTCCGAGTCAACGTCAAGGCCAACATCGAAAGCACCGTGCGCAAGACTGTGTTTTTCGACATCAAGCCCGACAGCATGAACCGCATCCGTGTGGTCCCACCGGTCGACGAGACTGGTATGATCTTCACCAAGGCGGTCAACCATTTCAAGCTGAAGAACGAGGACGGCTTCGGCATTGCGCTAGCTTGCTTGGAGGAGCACGGCGACGAGGGTACCTGCTATCTGTGCAAGCTGATCAAGTTCCTGGAGAAGACGGGCGACAAGTCAGACGCCAAGGTAGCGAAGATGCTGGCGGCTAGTTCCCGCTGGTATCTCCAGGCATTCATCGGAGAGAAGGATGTGGACGGCAACCTGAACTACACTGGCCCCAAGCTGGTGGGGTTGAGCAAGACCACCGCCGAGAAGGTATCCAACTTGCTGACGACGCAGGACCAGATTGGCGATGTGTTCTTCTGCGACCCGGACAACGGCCAGGATCTAGTGGTGCAGCGCATCGGCACTGGCTTCAAGACCAAGTACGAAGTGCAGTTGACAGGCAAGCAGGTTGCGCTGTCGGATATTGTGCCTGACTGGGAAGACAAGCTGATCACGGATGTGAACGAGGCATTGAACATGAAGGTTCGGACACCGGAGGAGCAGCGTGAGGCCGTGCTGCGGACGTTCGGAGACGAGTTGGATTGGGACACAATCGATGCGGCTGTGAGCTAGTCAACCGACCATGGGCGGCAGGGCCAAGGAGCACGACGGTGCATGTGGCTGGAGAGGTAGGACGTGACCAGGCTGCTGGGAGTGCTCGGCGGTTGCAGGTGTACCCTTAGACAGGCCCGCTAGCTCACAGACGAAAGGAATAACATGGATCCGATCCAGAAACTATACAACATCCGGAATGAGAACGGACTGGAGCAGGTGCGCAACCACAAGAAACCCCCATTGCGCTTTAGGGCCAGCGAGGTTGCGGATTGTGCACGCAAGATCTGGTACCGTCTGTCCGGGTACCTGCCTGCCCCAAGAAATGCCAGGTCCGACGACTACGGCGTGGACGGGGACGCGCACCACGACGTGATCCGTCAGATGTTGGAGCACTATGACATCCCCATCCGGGGCATCGCGTTCGAAGAAGATGGCGAGCAAAAGGAGACTCGCTTCCTGACTAAAGAGTTCAACGTCGATGGGCTGAACATCACGGTGGCGTCCAGGTGTGACGGCGAGATATACCTGGAAGATCTGGATAAATGGGCGCTGCTGGAGATCAAGTCCGCCGGGTACTGGAAGTACAAATATCTGAACGATGCTTTCGTGGACGGCGGGACGACCGGCGCAATTGCTTACATGAAAGAGAAGAGGCAGAATTACTACCTACAATCACTCATAACAGCAACCATGCACGGCAACGACTTGGTGTACCTGGTGCTCAAGGATAGGTCCGACTGTAACATTGGACTGTGGAGTGGTGTCTTGCATCAGGGATTGCTGTTCGAAGTGGGCGAGGACGATGTGCAGGCTATCCTGCGCAAGCTGGCCAGCATCCACCGCAAGGTCATGGACGGAGACCCGCCTGTGCCTGGGTACCTGCCCGGCAGCAATGACTGCAAGTGGTGCGAGTTTCGCTACGCATGTCACGACTACACCAAGCGCAAGAAGAAAGGGCAGGAACCTCACCTGCTGTACCCTGATCCGGCCATTACGTTGCCGGACGCGCCGGAGGAAGGCGATGAAGACACTGACTCAGGATGAGAAGTATGTCAAGTACTACCAAGCTAGCCGAGAGGTGCTAGTGGACTTCGATGGTACGCTGTGCGAGTTCCAGTATCCTGACTTCGGCCCGCCTAGACGTGGTGCTAAGGCATTCATGGAGTGGCTGACGAACAAGGGGCTGCGTCCGGTGGTGTGGTCCAGTCGATTAAGTAGAGAGTACGCGCTGAATGCATCGCAACGTGCAGCTATTGCGTTCAATATTCGCAACTGGCTAGAACGCTACGACTTCCATTACTATGATATCGACACCGGGGAACTTGGCAAGCGACTAGCTTTAGCCTACGTGGACGACAGGGGTGTAGCGGCTGGACCGGGCACGACTTGGGCAGCAGCACGCAAGCGTATCAACGAGATCCATCGCCGGGAGATGGCACGCTGGGAGGAACACAATGATAGTAGCACTTAGTGGCTGGAAGGAGTCCGGCAAGTCGACAGTGGCAGACTACCTGGTGCGCACGCACAAGTTCCGCAAGCTATCGTTCGCTGCCCCGTTGAAGGCAGAGGTGCGGCGGGCTGGCTTCTGCAACGTGCTGGCCAAGCCCACACCACCACACATACGCCGGCTGTTGCAGGCGTGGGGACAGGCACGGCGGGCGGAGGATCCAGACTACTGGATACGACTGATGGACGCCGAACTCAATCAGCGCAGCCTGTTCGACGAGCACTTTGTCATCGACGACCTGCGGTTCTTGAATGAGTACAATTATTTGCATGGTCGTGGCGCACATATGATTCGCATTCAGCGCATGAACCAACGGAGTGAAGACACTGATATTAGTGAGCACGACCTGGACGACGTGCCATTTGATTGGCACTTCGGTGCAGTGTACGGGGACATCAACAGTCTACAGAAACAGATGGAGTTCTTCATGCAGGAGGTGGCTAGGTAATGGACACACTCCCAGCGACTGTCTTGCGTTCGATGCTAACCAAGGAATGCTGGAGTGCCTTCAACGATCTAGTAAAGCCGGATGTGTTCACGAACATGGACTACAGGAAAGTGTTCCAGCACATCAATGAACTGCACGAGGGCACCGACAAAGACTTGACAATCAGTGACATTCGGATGGAACTGGAGTCCACATACAAGGACACCAGGCTGGAGGAGTTGGATGGGATTGTGACGCAGGTCGAAGAGATGGAGCCACGCTCCCCCGATGAACTGCGCCGGTACATCCAGAAATTTCTGCAACGGGAATACCTAACTGAAGGTGCAAACTATGTGGCTGCGCACATCCACTCTGGCGAAATTGACGTGGAAACTGCCTTCGAATTTTTCGCAAGAGCACGAGAGCTTGCGTCTGTTATTGACGCCGAAGTCCTGGACTTTGCTCAAGCAGACCTTCCGGGACACGCAGACGACAGACCAATGGTTACTTCGCTTGGTGTATCTGACAGCCTGGATGCGTACCTTCATGGCGGCGTCGGTGCGGGTGAGCTTCTTATTTATCTTGCACCTCCTAGTCGTGGTAAAACTTCCTTTCTGTGGGCGACAGGAGCGGCGGCGGCAGCGCAAGGACGCAACGTCCTCGGCATCACGCTCGAACTCTCGGCCCGCAAGTGCGTCCGTCGAGTCGACCAGTGTCTTACCAACTTCACCCGAGACGAACTCATTGGCCAGCCTTTGCGGGTCTCTGCCGCTCGAAAGGACATGCCAGGGAAACTGTACATCAAGGACTGGTCATACACCGGAGTCACCGTGGATGACATCAAGGCTTTGGTCGTGCGGATGCGACAGCGAGGCGAACCAGTAGACTACCTGCTGGTGGACTACCTGGAACTGGTCAAGCCGGTGCGCTACAATCGCCACGCGGAGCGGCACAACTGGTCGCAGACGGCGCAGGATCTCCGGGCGCTGGCGGTAGATCTACATATCCCAGTGATCACGGCGTGGCAGGTCAACCGAGAGGGCAGCGAGCAGCACGTGCTGTCCCCGCGTGACGTGTCTGAGTGCTGGGACATCGTGAAGCACGCCGACATCATACTGGGGCTGAACCAGAGCCAGGCGGAAATGGCAGAGCGAGTCATGCGCGTCAACATCATCAAGCAGCGAGAGTCTACGGAACGTCCGCAGGTGTACCTGTACTGTGACATGGACCGCATGATTATACGAGACGGCGATGAGGAGGCCGATGATGACACAACCAGAACGGTGGGTGTTAGGCTTGGATCCGGGCTTCACACTGACCGGAATGTGCCTGCGTAACCTGGAACACGGCGAGTGCCATACGCAATGCTTCTCTTTGGACCACAAGGAGGGCGGCTATATGCATGACGGATTGCGTGCGGCGTCACTAGCCGCAAGCATTGGCGACCAGGTGGCAGCGTGGGTACAGAAGTACGACATCCAAGACCTGGAAGTATGCATCGAGACGCCGATCCTGAACGTCAGCCGCCCGGTTGGCCCGGTGAATTACTCGAAGCAGATCCGATTACTGCACGCCATCGAGATGGTCCTGTTCGTCATGCCCATCCGCAACCTGTGGATCACGCATGTGGCTCCGGCTACCAGCAAGCGACTAGCCACAGGCGACGGGCGGGCCAAGAAGGACGAGATCATTGCCAAGAGTCCAGTCAGTGACGAACGATTTGGGTTCACCAAAGCACAGCGCGAAGCCCTGGCCGATGCGTGGGCACACTCGCTGTCGGCAGGTGATCGCCAGTGGTTCTTCACACGTGAGTACCTGGTGGTATGCCCGCCAAAGTTTGGAGGAAACTAATGCACATGCGTATTAAAGGCAAGCTGATGCCGGATGATTATGCCGAAGCCGCGCCGTATCATTTTGTTGGCGAAATAGAATTGCCAAAACAGCTAGCTGAAGTTATTCGGCTGGCAGCATGTAAAAGCATATCAGTGAACGAAGCGAAATTTGACCGCATGGTTATGGCTACATTTGACGCGGAGGAGGATAACAATGAAGAATCTAGCTGAACGTGCCGAAGCTATCGCCGGCTGGAAGGCCATGGGCTATAAAGTCTATGGCTCGAAGGTTGCAATAGTTCGTGACGAAGCAGAAGAAACCACAGCGGGAGGCATTGTCATCCCGGAGACAGCCCGTGCCAAGCTGCCTGTCGGGACAGTCATTGCCATTGGTGAGATGTTTGAAGAAGATGGGTGGGACTATGGGATTGTGGAAGGAGAGCGTGTGCTGTTTTCGAAGTATGGCGGGACATCCTTTGACGTGAAGATGCCTGACGGCAGCAAGCTTCTCGTTGAACTGGTGCACGCCAAGGATGTGTACGTTGGCTGGAAAGGTGAGGAACAATGAAGGTTAGAAAGGGATACTTGGTAGCTCTGGCTGTGTCCCTGGTGCTGGCGGCGGGATTCCTGCTGTACAATCACCAGCATCGGGACCGGGACATAGGGCTGGACTACCGTATCGTAGCAAACCAGGTGCTGTTGTCCTGGGATAGGGTGGACGGAGCACTCTTGTACGCTGTGGAGGGCAGCTTCATGGGGCAGGAGTATCGGCTGATTGGTCTGACGGACACAATGACCTCGACCATCAACGTTAGTAATGGACTATTCCAATTTCGTGTTAAGGTGTACGGACCAGATGGCTACATGTTTGCATCAAAGCCGACGTCCGTGATACACGTCGATCATCAGCTACGCCCTCCAGTGCAGGAGCCGGGCAAGCGCAACTACGATCCGAAGAGTCCGCGTGAGTCGGACATGTTCGGAGCACCAAACCTGGACTGGTAGTCCGGGGACCGGGGCCAGTCGCAACCGGTGCCCGTGGCTGGCCCCAATATCAGATTCCACGGTCGGCTTGAAGTCCCAGGAATAAACCTATCAACAACCACACCCGATGATCCTTCAGTATCTTGGCGTACCATGGATCTTCCTGCCGCTCGAATGCCTTGATGACACGCTCGTACGACTCCTGGTAGATGCGGATCTCCCGCTGCCAGTACTCTTCGTGTATCGCCTGCACCGAATCCGCGTGTGCTAGCCGGATGTTCCGCAACTCGATCTCAAGATCCAGACTGTCAATCACTGCGACGGACCTACGTAGCATCTCCGTAGGGACAGTCACGCTGTCCGGTGCCGCAGGTTCACCGGTCGAGTCGGTCGCGAAGATCAGCAACGACATCGCCACTATGGCGGCGATCACCCATGCTCTCACGCGCATCCGCTTCTCTGCGCTCTCGATTTCGCTGGGCGTTGATAAGCCGCAGTCGCAACCGGGCTGCGTTTGTACTGCGCCGTTCCTCACGTAACACCTCCTCTGTCTTCTTTACGTCCTTGCCCGTGCGCTTTTTACCGTACATTAGCGCACCTGCCAGGAAAGCGATGGCCGTGATGATGACGGTCCACATTATTCTTTCCTCCTCTTGACTGCATCGGAAACATGGACCGCAGCGTTAGCACCAAACACCGCAATGATTAATGTCTTCAACACGTCGGCGTTCTGCTGCGGGAAATCAAACAGACACAGAGCTACCATCAATACAACAAACATCATAAACTTACCGGACGACAACTTGCGCCCCAATCGTTCCAGAAAGGCTTTCATTTCAATATCCTATCAGCTAGCCCCAATTCGACAGCATCCTGGGCGGACAGATATACTTCGTCTTCGAGCATTTTCTTCAGCCGCCGTGCAGAGAACTTGGGATTGACCGCCCGTATACGTTCTAGATACGTCTCTTCCATAATGGTATTTAGGCGTTCCATTTCTTTATTTAGTACCCGGAAGTATTTCACGTGGTCCTCGTAGCCCCAGTTACCATAATGTATCATAACCGTGGCGTTGGGCGACAGCACGCGGTCGTCTGCGGACTGCAATATCCAAGAACCTGCGGACATGGCGTGCCCATATGCCACGATGGTGACGTGCGCCTTGCAACTAGCGATAGCATCGTATATCGCTAGGCAATGATATTCATCTCCACCCAAGTTATTCATCAATATCTTGATAGGTTGATCATTAGTAGATAACATGGCCAGTCCTTTGATAACTGACTCGGCCATTATCTCATCCGTCTCTGTTCCCATGAACAGCGTGCGCGTGGGCACGTGGATGTTGAAATCATAAAACCTATCGATGTCCTCCCGTCGCAACATGTAGCTCCTCCTCTACAATCTGGCGCAACAGATCCATGTCAAATACAGTACCGGGGCATGTCTTGTTGGCGAAGCTCCGGTGGGCGAATATATTCGAAGGTTCTATTCCGTAAGTAATGCACCAGTCAACCAGTACTCGCCTAGCTGCCACGCGGAGGACGGCTTCAGGTGGTGGAGATTCGTCAAAGCAACCGACAAAGCAGAATCCAAGTGAGCGGCTGTTCTGCCCGACCGTGTGGGCACCTGACATCCAGTTTGGACGTCCGTACATACAAACCAGCAGCCCTCGTACTTTTTCGATCCCGGCATGGTAACCTATATCCTTCCACCCTCTGGTTATAACATGGTAATCTTCGATAGCACCCCACGAATACGTGTCTCCATCCGGGGTAGCACTATGGTGTATTATGATTCGATCCGGTGTCACCGCTCCTCCCTCCCAGATGCCGCATGATCCACTTGATGTCCTCATGCACTTCGTCTATCTTGTCCTCAAGGCTGTCGACCCGATAGTCCACTTCGGACTTGGAGTAGACGTCCCGGTTCGAGAACGCCAACACGCCCTGCGCCAGTGCTGCCAGCACGATGATCCACGCCCAGCTAGGCATCAGTTGTACGCTTCGCCGCACCATCACTCCTCCTCCGGTAGCTTGCCGGCTGGCAACAGGCCCTCTTCAGTCATGATCTCGATCACCTGGGGCAGTAGCTTCTTGTTGTCGTCCAACTCTCGCAGCCACCACTCCAAGTTCTCGGCCTCTATTCGTCGCACAAACTCATTGGTGCTCACGTTGATGGGGAATCCCCTGTCGTTCAGATCCTGTGCAGCACGCTCGAAGATCTCCGGCTTGCCTTCGTGCACAGCCTCGATGAATGTGCGCATCAGCGATTCGGTTTCGTACATGTAGTCACGCTGGAGCTTGCTGATTCGCTTGCGTGCCCGCTCGGTGGCTCGGCCCTTCATGGACTTGACTTGCATGATCACGGACATCAGGTCGCCTCGCTGTCCCTTGCGACCCATGTCTAGTTCCAGCCGGCGAGTCAGTTCGCCGCGTGCGGTGGTCTGCGTGCCGAACTCCACCGCTTCTGCCTGCTTGGCTAGCTGCTCGACGCCGATCCGCAGTGGCACCAGATTCTCAGCCGACGTCATCAGCCGTTCCGTCCGGTCGTCCACAGTCTTCAGGTCGCCCTCGCCAAACATCAGGTCGTTAGTCGCAGTCATCCAGCGCGTCAAATCCCACATCAGTTCCACGCCAGGAGCCGTCACATCTTCCACGCCACGCGGCATGTAGCCAAACCCCAGATACTCGCTCAGGTCTACGCCCAAGTCCTCGGCGCTTGTGCGCTGGAGCCAGCCGGCTAGCATCAGGTACCGCAGGATGTAGCCAGGATTCTCCTTATAGAGCGCCCACACTTGCTCTGTTTGCTTGGGTGTGAAGGACAGGAACTGCGTGCCCAGCCGGCCAGCCGACGCCGATAGCCTGTCGAAGATCGGCGGGCGAGAGCCGGCCCCAAAGTAATGGTTGACTTCCTCCGTGGTGCGGATCGCGTCCATGATGGCACGATTCTTGTACGGGGAATTGTACAGGTCATCCAAGCTGGAGTACCCAAACTTAGTGGCGATGTCGTCCAGCGCAGCGTGCATGGTCATGCCACGGATCAGCGCCTCCGTGTCCTGCACGGACGGCCTGCCGGGGAACCGCAGCTTGGTGATCTTCTCCGTCAGCCGCTGCACCGTGCCGTCGATCTCCAGGATCTGCGCCCAGTGCTTGCGCACGCCCGTCGCATTGATTAACGCCTGCCCCTCCGCAGTAGCTGACGAGAACAGACCGCGCAACGTACGCAGCGTGCCATACTTGGACCCCGTGGTGTTCAGTGCGGTCGCAATGGACATGATGGGGTACCGCAGATTCCCGGACAGCAGAGCGGTGTATAGCAGGCTACCCAACGCACCTAGCTTGCGGCTCAGTCCTCCGGGGCTGTAGCTAGGCTGCACCAGTTCCTTGCCGAACGCCTTGACTGGCCCGCTGGATGCAGCGATGTCTCCCAGGAACCTGTCCACCAGGGATCCGACAAAGGATCGCTGTCCCTTGGCGTTGGCGACGAAGTTGTCCATGTAGTGTTTGTACCAGCGGTTGCTGCGATGTAATGAAACGGCCTCGGCTCCCGCTTGCATCTGCTTGAGCGCAGGTTCGAGCCACAACTTGCGCCCCATTGACCGAGTATATACATCCAGCGCAGCAACCGCATCGGGGCGGAATCCTGCCTTGCCCGTCCTGTCGAGGAGGTGGGCCACAAACACGCTGGCCTGTGGCGACATTCCGCGCATCTCAGGAGGAACCGCCCCTTTGGCAAAGTTTTTCTTGTCGAACATGTGGTGGATATAGCCCTCCAGGTACTTGTCCGTACCAGTCAGACCCTGCTTCTCGGCAGCGCGATCCAACACTGTTCGTATGTTCTGCACCGCTTCCTTCTGTGTGTCCGTCAGTTCGTCCATCAGCCGCACGTGCTCGGGATCGTCAGCGGTGGTGTTCAATATAAGGAATAATCGCTCGGATAAGTCCTCATTTACCTTATAAGAAACCGGCTCACTCTCCACGACCAACGACCGAATCTTGGGGGTCTTGGATGACGCCAGTGCACCGAACCTCTCTAGCTCTCTGTGGAACAGATTGTTGAACCGCCCGATCTCACCCTCCATACCGCGTGTAGCGTTACGCCAGATGCCCCAGGCACCGGGGTCCATGCCCTCGATGACACGTTGTGGGTCACGCAGGTTGAACAGGAATGCCTTGATTGCGCCAGGCATACGCATGCGCGTGCTGTTGGGATACAGCGCCCGGCCCATCATGTCGGCAAACGCAGCCTTGAATCCATCTAGGTTGCTGGATATCTTCGGCAGCGCATCCCAGTCGAACTTGATTTCCTGCTGAGTGTCCAGTTTCTTGAGCTTGGTGCGCCACTGCTTGAGCGTGCGGTTAACCCTGTGCATGTCGATCAGGCCAGCCTTGGTCACGCCCGGAGCCATCGAGCTACTAGCATTCATGGCTGTTGGGAAGCTTAGGCTGCTCATGGTCGCGTCGTCCACTGTCCCGCCATTCAGCAGGATGCGCATGGCATCGCCGGCATCCTCGCCAGCATCGGCTCCCACGATACGCTTGGCAGCTTCCCCCAATGGAAGTTCCGGATCTCCGTAGTCCATGATGGGCGGGTACTCTTCCTCCAGTGCACGCATGCGCTGGGCACGCAGTTCGGCCCCGATTTCCTCGGCGGTTCGGGTGCGAATCTGCTCGCCGCGCACAGTCAGCACGTCCGGGATCTCGTCTTCATCCATTTTGCGTATCTTCTTACGCAATTTGTCTAACTCTTTGTACCGGATCTTGGCGTCCGGAGCCATCTTGCTGGGTAGACCCTCGGCATCCACCAGGTCGTCCACCCTGTCCTGCAATTCCTTCAACGCACGTTCACGGGACACACCCCTGGTCGGGGACAGCGGTACGATCTCCTCCGTGATGGGAGTGCGCTCGGTCATGCGTACCGCTTCAGGCTTGCGGCGTATAGCATGGCCGTACGTAATAGTCTCAAACGCGCCAGGATCCTTCATGTCGTCCAGGCGCTTGACATTCTTGGCGTGATTGTATGCAGCCTGCTTCAGCCGCTCGTTGGTGACAGTCGAAGGGTTCTGCCGCTGCGCCCGCAACATGGCTTCCAGGTGTTCCTTGGATGCACGCACGGCTTCCTGGGCTTTGTCTAGTGTCTGTATACGCTGTGCTACCCGCGCAGTCTTAGCCGCCTTGACAGACGTCGGCAGTAGTTTACGTCCAACGTTGACCGCCATCACGGGTGCGTCCGCCGCCATAAACAGCGGGTCCACAAAGATCTCACCCCCAGCGTACAGCGTGGCCAGAGCACCCATGGCTATCTTGCCCGGTACCCCTGCGTCAGACATCTGGCGGTACATCTCGTCCATGCGTAGCGCACCGACCGCCTCCTTGGTGCCGGTGGGATCCTGCGACAGCGGGGTGGCCCCGCCAGCCCAGGCGTCCACCACTTCGGAGAACTCGCGGATGTTGGACTGCGCATACATTTCGTTTACGCGCTTGACCTGCTCCATGTCTGGCATGTCTTCTACGCCGGCCACCTTGCCCCACAGGTACTGCGTGGTCTCCAGCAGTGGCGTGGTGATGTAGTATTCGCCGGTCTCTTCGTCCATCAGGAACGGATTGAACAGGTCGTCGATGATGACGTCCATGCCGCCCTCGCCAGCCAGCCAGTCGAACAGCGCCTGCTGCCCTCGGATGAACGGGTCCGCTAGGCCCAAGCCGATAGCCACCACGTCGCCGGCCTTGTCCTTGCCCTTCTGTAGCAGCCGGGTGTAGTTGTCCGCTTGCTCTTCGCGAGTCTGCTGCTTGGCCTTACGCAGCAGCGACAGGGCCTCGGATGTAAACGGCACCACCGCTCCGGCAGACTTGAAGACCTTGGCGAACCAGTTGTCGTCCTGGACGTCCGGGATCTCCGCCTCCATCTGGTGGTCCTGGACCTGCTGTGCTAGCTGCAAGGCACCAGCCGTCTCGTTGTCCGGGTAGCCGACGACCTCGGGGGCTTGCCCGCTAGTTGCAAACCCGGAGCCACCGAATACAATCTTGTTTACTTCTTGCCTGCTGTAGCCCTCCTCCAACAGCATGTCGCGAATGCGCTCTGCTTCGGAGATTGGATCCGGACGGGTAATGTCGCCCATGTATTATTCTCCTTGATCGCCAGCCTCGATGCTTTGGATCACCATGCGTACTGCATTTCGTAGCTCATCTGGGTTGGCCTCTGATAGTCTGGTCAGTCCCAGCAGTTCTTTTACTTTGGCCATGGCTTCCTGTGTGCGAGCCGCAAGCTCCGGCCCTTCGAATCCCTTGGCCCGCCATGCTGCCCGTATATCATTACTGTGGCCGACCAATTCCGTAGCCTCTGTCTGTCGGCGCAGCGCGTTCTGCACACCAACCTGGTCCTCCATGATTTTCTGGAAGTATTCCGGACGCTTGGTTGGGTCAGTCAACACGCCCTGCATAGCAGCATCCACGATGCTGAACTGCTGCATGGTGCGCATGATGTTGCTTAGTAGCTGTTCATTGGTCAGGTTCTCCGCGCCCTTGAAGCCGCCCTTGCTGCGCAAGAACCCGGCGTCGGCAGTAGTGCCTTCGGATGCTACCCATGCGTCCACTGCTATCGCCGTGTCCTCCGCCCGGAATGGCTCGCCATCTGGTGACCGCAACCATGCTTCAAACTTCTGTGCAGCTTCCAACATGCGAGCCGTAAACGCTTCGTTGGGAGATCCCACTTCTGGCGTGCGTAGCTTGCCCATGTATAACGGCATGATATCTGGATGGAACAAGTCCACGCCCTGCATCTGAGCCGCTAGCAGTGCGTCAGACAGCGCGTTAGTGTCAAAGTGTTCGATCAGAGTGTTAAATAGTTCCCGCTGGTTTGACGGGCGGGCAAACACATCGATGGCTTCCTGTGGCAGACCCAGATCCATCATGACATTCATTGTTTCCAGTACTACGGCGCGTGCTTCATCAGTTTCAGCTTGTTTCATTAGCTCACTCAAGACAGGATACATGCCCTTCTGGCCTTCAGTCTTGGTCATCATGGCGAACTTGGACGCGGGGGATACCGGGAATGGCAAGCCCGCTAGCGGGCCAAGCGCCTGCGGATCCACCAGGTTCTGCCCCTGGTTGTCCAGGAATATCCCAGGCTGCGCCTGCAACAATGTGGTGATGCGTGTGCGTTGCTTTTCTATTTGGTCTTCCAGCTTGGCGATGTAGTCCTGCTGGGCCTGCTGTTCTTCCTGCGCGGCCTGCTGTGCTCCGCCCATGACACCAGACAGAAAGGGTAGCCCGGCCTGGGGAGCACCCAATGCGGTTGCGCCGGCACCCAGTCCGAGTGCGGCCAGTCCTGCTGGGGACAACAGGCGCTGGATTGCACTGGCCGGTTCCTCTTGTTCTGCGGCCTGCAAGTCTTGCAGCATGCGATACTGGTCCACGGAGTTCAGCAGCAGGTCCAGGCGAGGGTCCACACCCAGGTTGTCTGCGGCCTGCCCGGCCTGTGCGCCAGACTCGATACCTAAATTACTGAGGCGCGGGTGGATCATAGGTCCGTTCGCCATATCAACCTCCCAGTCCTGCGCCAAATGTCTGCCCGGCTCCCTGTGTAAACTGTCCAACCAATTCGCCAAGTCCCGGAGTGGTCGTAGCTATGCTAGTGGGCTGACTCAGCCGCTCGCTTAGACGGGTTTGCAGCACTGGAGTGGTGGTGCCTACCAATTGCTGTAGCAGCGCCTGGTTTGCGCCCAACTGCACGTTGGCCCTCTGGAAGGGCAGGTTCAACATGCCTTCTGCCATCTGCTGTTGCTGCTGAGCGTTGATGTCTGCCAACTGGCGAGCCATTTCGCGTCCACCAATGGCGCGAGTGACGGCCTCGATGCTGCTGCCCTCGATGCCGCGTTCCAGTGCACCGGCTTCCACCTGGCGCATGATGTCCTCTAGCTGTTCCCGCGCAGCACGTTCTGCGATCTCGCGGCTTGCGCCCGTGGCCTGCTCCAGCAGGGAGATGTCCTGCCCGGTGGGTGCTAGGAGTTGGCCGCTAGCTAGCTGGCCAAGGATGGTCGGGTCCAGGATACCAGCGGCACCCTGCCCTGCACCAAGCAGCATGTTGAGCACTGCACTTTCCTGCCGCCCGGCACCGGGGATGGTGGTCTGAGTTTCCTGTTTGGTCTTGAAGATGTCGCCCATTTCAATCTCCCAGCTTGCGGAACGCTATCTTATAGTCCCCATGAATAGCTCCGCCCATTGCCTCTGCGATGCGCAGTGCCTCTTTGTTATCTTTGTGTATGGATGCTCGCACGTACTCGACGCCCTTGTTGCGCAGGTCTCGCAGTGCGACCACGAGTAATTTCACCCCTACTCCAGAATGCTGATATTCCGGGATGACCGACAGCATGTCCAGGTAACAGTGTCGCCCGCAGCGCATGATCCACATGCAGGCCACCACCTGGTCGTCGGTCTCGGCCAGCAGTACGTGGCCGTCCAGAGTCGAGGCATCGATTGGCCCGTAATACTGAGTGGATGCAATGCACTTGGTGATGGCGGGCAGGTCATTGATTGTTGCGTAACGGTACTTCATGGCTCCTCCTCCATTAGGTACTATTGACTAGTTCTCCACAGAATATTGTGTAGCGCGTCTCCCACAGTGCCGTCTATCTCGTGGTCAGACAATGGCTCGTCCAGAATAGCGTCGACCGGCGGCTCGACTAGTCCGGCGGAGTTTGCTGACGCCACTGACACTTGGTTACGATTGATAACGTCCAACACATTGTGGTTGGCACCATACAGGTTGACGCCGTATTGGCCATCTTCGAATGTAATGGTATAATCGTTGATAAACTCGACGACCTTGGCCAACGTCACGTTACCAACAGTCACCGACGCAAAGTGCTGATGCGTATCTGGGAACGGCATGCCCTCTTCGTCATCTTCCAGCGCCTTCAACGCTAGCCGCAATGTATCTACGCTATACTCGTACAGCGTACCACTAACCAGTGTCAAGTCAGCCTGTGGAACGGTAATAACTTTTGTGCCCCAGTTCACTGACACAGCCATTAGCTTACCTCTGCATCCAATCCATGCGCCTTCAGGCGGGACCGTAAATCTTCTATATGTTTGGCAGACTGTGCCACTCTGGTGTTGAGTTCATCGCCCAATAGCTGGTTGTTCAATTTCTCCACCGCCAACTGAGCCGACAGTCTGTTGTTATCGTTAGCTAGTCTTTTCAACTCATTCTGCATCTGCATGATATGATCATTTTGTTTCAGCGATGCTCTGACCAGCGAATTGTATCGAGTCTCTAGATCTTTGTATTCCTTGTTCACACCTTCTCCTAATCGTCAGGAATCATAAAGACGATTACTGAGTACCCATCTGCGCTATCGACAGTAAACGACAGCGGGCTTGTTTTGTATCTATTAGCACCCGTTGAATACCGCACACGACCAGTCATTGGCTGGTCTTTCGATATTGATCTGGTGTCAGAAACTACGCCGCTTGCGTTTGTCAAGTCGTTAAAGTATCCTCCAGTAGATTCAATGGTGCCAGTCGCTGGTGACGTAGGTGTCCCAGGAACTGTGTACGTGTACGTGTTTGCTGTGGTCACTGTAATCGGGAACGCTCCATTGTACTCATTCTGATTTGCACCAGCAATGAGTGCAATGTCTCCTGTTGCCATGCCGTGCGCAGTGTGATTAACCGTGGCAGTACTACCAGAGCGGTTAATGGACGTTACGGATTCTTCAAACGGCAGATCTCCGGTGGCATCGGCAGCTACCAATAACACACGAGCATCTTCTAATGCGTTCTGTGTGTTGATATCTTTAACAGTTATAGTAACCGTTATCGGATCAGACACAGCAGTCAGCGTACCCGCCCCTGCATTTTGGATAGACGGAGTATCAGCATCGTAGTTACAGTCGTAATCTGAAGCACCTTCATAACGTACATCGTACGTGTTACCGCTGAATGACATGCCAGTAAGCGTCATGTTTGCGGTCAACGTGGGGACTTCGATGCCCACAGGGTTGTTCACAAACAGGCAGTATTGCGCGTCAATCTCTGCCTCGTCCCACAACAGTGCGCCGGACGTAGCTACTGCAACGGTGTTCAGGAAGTTGCAGTTACGCACTGCTGCGCTGCCGGTGTTGACCTGATCACATCCGTCAAATGAGCACCCGGCTATCTCGTCACTAGACGTAGCCGTTTCGAAGTTGATATCGCCGGCCAATTGCCGGAAAGTACTGCCGAACAGATCCAACAGATTGACGTCTGCTGTTGAGGAAACATCTACGGTAACACTAGATGTCTCTCCCATGATGGTAGATCCGTTGCGCCCGGTACGTCCGGAGCCGCTGCCTACACCAACACCAATTTGAATATTTGTGGTATTTGTAGAATTACCGACAAAATTCAATTGGTATAGAGTGGACGTAATCACCTCCCCTGATACGGAAGCATCTAAGAACACGACCGTTTCGTCCTGGGATGCGAAATTACCGTAGTTGGTGCCGCTGCTGTCACCAATGGTGATGCGCCCGCGCACAAAGAAGATGCCGCCGATCTTCTCGATGATACCGTACTTGTTGGTGGTGTTGTTGGCAATGGCTTCAATGTCTGCAAAGTCAAACGCTGTAGACGTAGACTCATAGCATGTGATGCCAGTACCAAATCGAATGACGTCAATATATGTATTTTCAATTGAACGGATGTTACCGGAGTTGCTGTTGTCAACAACAATTCCAATGCTGCGTACGTCCGATAACGTCAGCGTGCCATTTGATGAGTTTGGTGTAGCGTTGACATCAATAATAAATGTCTTCCACTCGCCGTACCATTCAATGGATGACGTGTTGTCGACAATGCGCCATTGTTCGTAGTCGGTAGTTCCGGCGCTTGTGCTTGACAGCCGGAAGTACAAGTAGTCTATAAACGGAGCGATGTCGCACCGCATGTGTATATACAAATGCGTATCCGTAGCGGACATGTCGGCAGCAGTGTTGCTGTTCTTGGTATAGTAATCGAAGATTGCAGTTTCGCTTGCGTTCTTTGAAACTATCCAACCCTCAGATGAAGTGCCCTGCTGAAAGATTTCTGTGGACACGCCATCTGTGCCAGTCCAATACGTAGAGTCGGCAGACAAGCCCTCTGTTATAGTTGTAAGATTAGGTGAAACAGTAAGAGCCATCTCCTCCTCCTACGCATCACTGATTCGAGACGCTGTTGCGCTGCCCCCGGTTGAACCCAGTGAACTATTGGCTTCATACGTCTTGATTGGCGTGCCGCCGCCATCTCGCACGCGCACGCGGAGATCCTGTGCAGACTCATACTTGACGGTATAACTTTCTGTGCTGCTTGTTGCAGCCAGATCCAGGTACGCAAGCATCACCCCATTAGTTGCTATCGCATCTTCTGGGTCGGTGAAGTCCGTACTTGGTATAGTAAACTCGTCATCACCATCGTGACTGGTGTACGGCACACGTTTGATGCGGCCATCGTCAAGTGTGATACGCAGCACCCCGCTAGTCGGAGTATTGTCCGGAATATTCCCTGTACCGACATCCACAATTGTCGTAGTACTATTTAGCCCCGTATTCAACGTCATCTGATCAAAGTCGAATGCATCGCCGGTATCTTTGGGACCGACCAAAACCCTGTCACCTATGACCAGACCGTAGAGATACCACGTCACGTTGTTGGGTGCCGAGTTCACGTCGCCGTCTAAGTCTGTGACCGTATCCGGGAAGCTGAGGTCGTCCTTGTCCACGCCAAGTCCGAACCCGCCAATCAGAGATCCCACAAAGGATCCGATAAATACCGGCGTCACCGTCTGGCCGGTCACGCTGCCGTTGACATCGCAGTCTGCGCCAGACGAAAATCCGTATATGTACGAGTTATCCACCGGGGCAGCACCAGTGCACAACATGATGTGGTGCTTGGTGCCGGTGGTGTCGTTGGCCAGCAACAAGCCGCTACCGCCCTCCTTGTCGTTGTCTGTAACGGTGACGTTGATGTCCGCAGTAACTCCGGTTGCGCCGTTGCCTTCTCCCATTTGATATTCAGTGATGGTCTCTTCGTCTGTTTGTACTGCTACGTTGTCGTCACCAGGGGTCAATGTGAACCCTGTGCCAGATCCATCGGTTGAAGACTGAGTAAGCTGTACGCCGCTAAATGCTCCCGTGCAATTGGTATTGCTAACCGTAAACTCTGTAACGGTTCCAGTGGAGTGATTATCGACTGTAATTTCACAGCCACACGACAAGGTGATTACGTCGTTTGCTTCATAATCAGAACCGCCACTGAACGTGCCTTCAGTAGTCGGGGAATTGTCATATGAAGTTTCGTCTTGCGCGTCAACCAAATCCTTCAATGACTTGGACGTGTCTTCTAACGCAACAATCATGCTCGTCGAACCATTGTCCCACATAATGCGGCCCGCTGCTCCGTTTGCGCCGATACGCACGTAGTTGCCCACTGTAAAGGTTCCGCCAGCCAACGTGTCATAGGTAATCTGCGTACCCCACACCACGGTCTCACCCTCGCGGAATGTACCGGTCAAGCCATCGTAGCTATACGTGTGCGTGATGCCTTTGTATAGCTCGCCGTCCACGCCAGCCACGTGTTTGGCAGTACCAGTCTTGGTCAGGTCTTTTGCAAACTCCCAGACGGCCTTAAGTTGGTCACCGCTGGTGTCCGCGCCGTATGTCCACTTACTGTAGTACGGCTGGTCTCCGTTGCCGTCCTCAATGTCGATCTGCTGGAATCCGCCGACCGGACGGTCCTCGTCGATCTCCACGTTGTCGGTGTCTGGCGTCAAGTAGAAGCCCGTGCCGGAGCCGCTGGTAGATACCTGGTCAAGCTGCTCTGCGCTAGCTGCTCCGGTGCAGCCACTAGCATCCACGGTAAATTCAGTAACTGTACCAGTAGAATGATTATCTACAGTTATAATTGTTCCGTCTTCTAAAGTAATTGTATCAGCGGTATTATAACCAGATCCGCCATTAAACGTACCCTCTGAAGTCGGACTGTTGTCATAGCTGGTCTCGTCTTGCGCGTCAACCAGTACAGTACCAGAGTTGACGACGTGTGTGTACGCAGTCACTGTGCCTTCCGCCGTATCATTCTGCGGATCGTCCACTGTACCGAGAGCGGCCACGGCCTCTCCAGTACCAAGCGTCACATTAAAGAATGAGTAGCTGTCTCCGTAGTTACGCGCCTGGACAATGATGTTTTTCTGGTCAATGTCGCAGCCCCACTCACGGGATTTCACCAAGATGCGCATCAGCACGTTGCCGCCGCCATTGAATGCGCTAGTCTGGTCGCCCCAGAACGGCGCATCACCGTCGTACAACACCTTGTCCTGCACCACTTGAATCTGCGTGTCGGCGCTGACCACAGAGCCTAGCACTTTTAGTCCAGAATAAATAGTTTCCGTTGCGCCGGATCCCTGTGTAATAGAGCCACCGTACAGAAACTCAGCCGCAGCGTCGTTAATATTATAGGTGCCCAAGAGAGTGATAATGTCATTAGTGGACCTCTCACTGGGCGTATCTGACGTGATGTCAAGAATATCATCCGAAGCACCGGCTGTGCTTGCATTGTCTGCCAAATCTTGTAACCATCTGTGCAGTTCTAGTACCGTGTACGTGCTAGTGCCAGATTCGTGCCGGATATCTCCAGCCGTATTCACTGAGAAATCATCACCGATAGCCATGTGGTGCCGCTCCTAATTATTTAAGGCCATACCCAATTATTGTAAGGTCAACTGTAGCTGTACCGGCTTCATCGTCCCAGTACAGATGAACTTCGTCGCTTGCGTCTTCATCTTCGTAAGCGTAGTCCAAAGAGATAATCATGTCTCCGCGCCCGCGCTCCATTAATTGCATCGCCCCAATACTTGCATCGTCTGTGATCAAACCATTATCGTTCTGTAGCAGATACAGGTTCCACCTGTTAGACAGAGTTTCAACCCGAATGGTTTTGATCAATGCTTTTGATGTTGCCCAATTGGTGGCGTCAGATAAGTGAATATCTCCTTCCGTCAAACCTGTAGCTATGATACGTTTATACACCGGACAATCATCCTTGTCTTGGGGTTGCCATTGCCCGGCGGTTGAGTTCCACACGGCGATCTGGCCGGATGTTGCACCAGAACCGCCGATGTGCGTGATGGCTAATGTGCTGCCATTTACTTTATACCCTACGGTTGCGTCGATATCTCCTGTGACATGCAGAGATGTGCTGGTTTCAAAACGAGAATCACCGTTGTCCCATTTAAAGTATTGTCCGCTCGCATTGGCATTATCTCTAAAATATATCCAGCCATCTCCGTCCGTTGAAGCCAGTCCGCGCACATAAATAGCGCCAGCTTCCGTCCACAAGGCACCACCTGTGAATTCGAAAACACCTAAATTCTGGAATCGCATTGCCCAATTGCCAAAACTATCAACAACACGAATAAAATTATTATAAGCACCATTACCAAAATATACAATTGAGGTGGTAATGTTGTTATCTTGATTTATATACAGGTCTCCGTCAACAAAACAATCCCCGCCAATACTAACGTCATCAGTGAATGTTGCATTTACTCCATTTAAAGTTGAGGATATAGACACTTGCCCAACGACATCAAGCTCTACGCTCGGAGCTGTGGTGCGTACACCAACACGCAAGTTAGACGTATCGAACGACATGATTTGATTAAAAGCTGATCCGTTAGTAGAACCTTTGATATTTAAAATGGCATCACCGTCTGTGTCTATTCGTGCCTTAGCTGTGCCGCTGGTAGTCTTGAACGTGATATAAGGAACGGATCCAATGCTTCTCTGTAGCTCCACCCTATTCCCTTGAATCCCATATATTCCCAAATTTAGGTCGTCGTTCATTTGGAACTGGTTATCCGAGTCATCCCACTTTATGTATCGCCCACTCGGAGATGCGGACTCATAGAAGTAAAGGTAACTATCCCCGTCTAATCCATCATAGTTGATATATACATCGCCGTTGGACCGCAGAGTATTGGCAGTCAGCGTGCCAGCAAATGTCGGGTCGTCAACAACGGCCACCGTCACATTAGATACTGATGTACTTATCTGGATGTTTGTGCCCGCGCTAATTAAGTTAACGAATGTCGGCTTACCAGTCACCTCGTCCCAAGGATGCGTGTGCGGATCCGGCGGAAATGTGCCTGTGCAACAAGTGCTAGATACTTCACCCCATACCGCTACGCCATCCGGACCAACCAGCAATGCATTACCTGGCGATCCTTCATTAGTTGGTATATCTTGAATCCATCGCCAATTCAATATGCGATTGAATGCTAAATCTAAATCATCGTCGGCATAGAACTTGCCACGAATCATTATTGCTCCTTATGGCCGACAACCTTCGCGCTGAACACATTAAGCGTCACATAATCCGTAGTGTTTGCAACATATGACGTAGCAATAAATGTATTGGCACTAGTCCTGTCGAACGGAAACTCAGAGCCGCCGCCAGGATACCCTCCTGTGGGCGCATTGTGCATATTGCCGTACCACAACAGACCAGTTGTATCGCTGACTATATATACATGTGCCACCATCATCGCCGCTTGTGCGCCCGCTGAACTATATATTTGTTGGCCGACAATAGTGCCGCTAACGCTGCCGATGCGCACACGCACTGTAGCAGTGTCGTTGGCATTGGTCTTATTGGTGTGTACCTGGTACATTATCTCGTCGCCAACTTCTAGCTGGCCTGCGGGCACGGTAAAACTGGCCATGGCCGTCTCCACCGTGGTACCGAACGTGGTGTTGTACACATCCAAATGCAGGATGTTGCCGGGTAAGCTGCCCGTCTGGCCTTTGTTTCCGTAGTGCCGCAGGTCTGTCCCGCCGAACTGGATGCCCTGTGTGGTGGCCCCGTCCAGGTCGTTGTTGATCACCCGGCAGTCTGACGTGCTAGCCGTCAGCACCCCGTACGCACCCGCGTTACGCAGCACGTTGCCCTGGACTGTGACATACCGACTAGACCCCATGTCCACGCCGTCGCTGGTACAGTCGCCAAAGTTGCAATCAGACACCACGCCCTCGTCCACGTTCATGCTGATGCCATCCGCCGGAGCACCTGTTGCACCTGCGTACACGCACTCCGAAATAGACACGCGCTGTAGCTTGCCGGTTACGGTGCCTGCCACGATAGCGTCCTCGGCGTCCTGACCCTCGATCTTACAGCCACGAATGGTAACGTCGCCCCAGTAGCTAGCCCCGGTGCCGTTGGCTCCGGCCACGTAGATGCTTTCCTTGGCGCAGTTATCTATAACGCAGTCCGTTATAGCCACCCTGGACATGTACTGCGTGCCGGCTGCGGCCAGTTCGATGGCCTGCTCGGGACAGTCTATGGACACGCAGTTCTTGATGTGCAGATCCTGCACGTCGTCGCCTTGGATGTGGTGATCGTCGCCCGTCTTGAAGATACAATTGTCCACGTACACCCGCTGGCAACGGTTGCTGCCGCCATCATTGGTAAGCTGGAGAGCGATCCCTGAGAAGTCGTCGAAGATCACGTTCTGGAAGAACACGTCCGAAGCTCCGCGCACGATCACGCCGGCCTGTGCAGATCCTGCCCCAGTGTTGCCGTCCAGCGTCAGGTTCGAGAACATCAGACCGGACACGCCGCCAACATCCGTGCGGAACATGTATCCGGAGGTAGGCGAGGCGGTGAATTGCACCACGGACGACGGCCCGCAGCCGATGATTGCGACCCCGCTACCGACAAACGTGATGCCACCGCCCGTAGTGATGGTTGTATCTGGCGGAATCAACACCACGCCACCAGCGCCCGCCGCTGCCACGGCGTCGGCCAGGCTGTCGTAGCCCCCGGCGTGCACGATGTTCATAATCTTCTTGCCGCCAAGAATGGAGTAACCGGAGCTACCGGTCCCCATGTTCAAATCGCCTTCAGCCAGCAAGGGCCACTGGATATCGCTCGCGTTGAATCCAGACGTAAACTTGGACTCCAAAGACTGAACCCATGCATTCAACTTTTCAGCGGTCAGTATTTCTTTGTCCGCAAAAGTTGGGAACGAAACAGTAGCCATTATATGCCCTCTCTTTCAGGCCCGTCTGGCACGAAGTCTACTTCGTACCCCTGTAATACCAAGTCTTCCCCGTCATAGTCTTCAGCGGTCTTAATACGAAACTTAATATAGCGACCGCGTGCGTCCAGCGGAATCTCTATAGTACCAATCAATTGGTTGCTGTGTAACACGCCGTCTTTGTCTACAGTCAGACGGAAATCTTCGGATATAGTCTGCACATTAAATACGTTCTGTGTCACCGTTCGCGTCTGCCACCCGGTGATATCCGTCTGCCATTCTAGTTCCAAGTCCCAAGCCCCGCGTGGCTGCACAAACAGGCGCAGGTGCTTCCAGGTCTTCTTCTGGTGCTGGAGCCTAGCGTCTAGCGAGCGCCCGTTCAGATACGGACTTTCGAAGATTAGCTGCATCCGCTGGTCAAAGTTCATCTTCCAGTTGATATCGGTGACGCCCACGCGGCCATCGCTGGTGCCGTGCATGACCACCTGGATCACGGGGCTAGCCACCTCGACGCTAGACACAAACGTTGTGTCGGTAATCCATGGTCCATACCACTGGCCGTTAGCCACGTTGAACACGTACACCGCCGATACATCCGCTGCGCCCACCTGCTGGAACGCAAAGTACAGCAGCCCCAGCGTAGGGTTCCAGGCCACGGATGCTTTGTCCATGGCGTCCTGGTCCACGCGGAACTGTTGGTTGGGAATCAGATCCCACATGTCCGCGATGGGTGCGCTTGGAGACTGTGCCTTGATGTCGCCGAATCGCTCGCTTGTCATCAGAGTGGTGAAGCCCTGCCTGCCGGCTAGCCACAGGTCGTTGCCCATGCGCTCGATGCAAGCTTGCCCGCCAGCACCCACGTCCTGCGTGATGTTCTGCACCTGGAACGACTGTGGTGACGCACCTGTGATGCGCCAGGCACCCCGGTTGGTAGTCACAATGACACTGCCGTAGTACTCGCCGTACAGTCCGGTGATGGAGTCGCCGCGTTTGCCGGGAATGATCAGGTAACCTGCGTTGACGACCTCATCATAGGTTTCATCTGGATCAACATCTGGGGCAAACCAGACATTGGGTTGACGGGACGCCGTGAAGTACACACGTAGAGGGTGGTTGCGGTCTCCCGCTGCAAACAGGCGTGTTCGGTGTTCCGTGCCAAAACGAACGTTCGGGGCGTCATCAAGAATCTGTACTGTGCCTTCTCCGTTCCAGGAATAGACTTGAGTGCTGAATCCATCGTCGCCGTCAAATATAATAATTTGGTCTTGAAATTGCGCAAACTGAGCCTCGATTCCCGAGAGTTTTAGCAGTGGTGCCCAACTTTTTGTCAAGGCGTAGTCGACATACACGTAATTCACACTGCCGACCATCAGGTACCTGCGCACCGACGCTCTGCCCGTGATGACTTTGAAGTCCGTGCCGGAGGACATGCGGCTGGCCACGAACGCGGAACTGGTCTCGTCGTCGTCGAACATGAAGTCGTACAGGTAGAAGGTCCATCGATCCGACAGAGTATTGTCCGTCTCTACCTCGATCTCGATATAACTGCTGGTCGAGAATGCCTGGTGTAGATCGCAGCCTGTGGCCGTAGCATTCTCCACTTCGTCAATCAGCAACGTAGCCGTGGTCCCATCCCAACGGATCTCTATAGTGTGCGGCACACCGTCGCCTACAGTTGCGTCCGTGGTCGACAGAGCAGCCCACGACGCACCATTCCAGTAATTTACCACAGTGTCGGTAAACTGGAAGGAGCAGCCCGTTTCTCCTGTGTCCGACCGCACCATCAGCGTCCAGGTGGCATCGGACGGCATGTTATTACATCGTTGTGTGAACCGTATAGACCACGTGTCGCCGCCGGAGTCGGTCAGCGTGCCGTCCGGGATCCACCCCAGATTGTATGTTTCCGTCCCGGCTGTAGTTGGAAAAACACTCAGCCTAAGCTGCCCGTTGTTAGTAACGGAGTCAAAATGATCTTCGCTGCTATTGCTCTCCACCCAGTTTGTCAGATCGGTAAATGGTTCGTAATAATAGATATTGCCCAAACCTGCGGGCAGCTTGAGCACCTGGCCCCACTGCTCCAGGCCAGGGCATTTGGAAATCAACCCGTCAAGACCCGCGTAGCAGTTCTGCGCACCCCATAGTTGGTTCTCGGCAATACTACCCTGCTGGCCGGCTGTAGTCAGCCCGCCGCGCAGAGGCATATTGTTAATCGTCAAGACTCTGCGCTTGCTCATTTAAAGCCTACTCTATCTGAGCGGTCAAACTCATCGCCCCAGTCGATCTTCCTGGTGCCGTATTGCCACTTGCGGTATTGCATCTGTCTGTGCCGGCTGTCCGGTGTCAGTCGCGGAGCAGCTTCCGTCAACTCTGGCTGGCCGCGCTGGTTGTTGAACTCCCGCACAAAATCGCGCAGAACCACGTCCATCTTATCGGAATTTTCATAGTCCCTATTGGCCAGATGCAGCACGGCTTCGATGATCATGCTGTGATAGGTGTGCGGATACAGGATTCGGTCATTATCATTAACAACATCTGGATGAATCTTTTGGTACTCAAATGACAGCAACCGCTGGTTTTCAGGGTACGGATCAAAATGAATCAGGCGGTGCACTCCGTCCGGCGACAATCCCCACATGGTAAATACTTGTGGATCTGATATCAGAATAGAGTTACCTCTGGCACGTCGACGCCTGGACATTTCTGACGGGGATACGTAGTCAATGCCATATGGAGCAAAGAAATTCTTCCACGAACCCAATGGACGCCCGAAGTCTTCCGGCAATGTGTACTGATCCTGCACAATCTTGTACAAAAGTTCCTCGCCGCTCAGCCCGCCGGTAGTTGTGTCGCCCAACCACGGACGGCTCAATTCCACCTGTATATTAGAATTGATTTGCGTTATTCGATATACGGTGTTCTCAGCGCCAATCTGCACTGCCCGGTTCTTGTAGCTTTGGTCCCAGTTTAGATCTCCTGTACGATTGGTCACCGATTGCTGCCATGTTTCGTCGCCGTTGGCCAACATAAAGAAGTCGTTGTCTTCCTCGCCGGGAATCAACAGCAAATCACCTTCTTCGCGCAACAGCGGCCAGTCCGCTCCGGCGTCCAGGGACTTCAAGACGCGATTGGTAAGCTTCAGAATCTTCCGCTGTTCTGGCTCTAGTTCGCCAGCACCTTCCAGCGTGGAGATCTGCTTCCAGCCCAACCGGTCCACAATCTCATTCATTAAGTCGAGTCCAAGTATCATCTCAAGTCCTCGGGCTAGCCATGATATTGAGCGAAGCATCGCCAGTGGTAGTGGTGACGCTGGAAACTAGCAGGGTAATGTACATGCCGTATGGTAATTGCAGGCCGTCTAAGCCTACCGCGCTGGTAAACGGCAGAACACGAAAATGGCTGACTGGAGATACTGAGCTAGTGGCCTGTGTAATCACAGTAGCCGACGTCGCGCTGCCAACTTCCAGAAGATCCAGTACAGTTGCTTTGGCCGCCGTCTGACTCTCGTTGCCATAAGAATAGGCTTTAATAGACAGACCGGACACGCTAGCCACGCCCGTTACCACCACGTCAACAACTTTCTCCCCAGGAGGCACGTTAACTGTGTAAAGGCCGTCTGCCGTGGCGGCAGTGCAACTTATGGTTGTTTGGTACCTGGTGACCTCGCCGCCAGGAAAAAAGCTCCTACCTTGTACATACGGGTATGCCATGTCTTCTCCTAATCCACGATTGCGACTAGCACCGTGGCGCTATAAGTAGTACTGTCATTGCGCAGCGTCAACGTCTGATAGTTTCCACCGGCCAGAATAAGGAAGTTGCAACCAGGCCAGAAGTATGTGCTATTGCCGACAGCCACACGGACTGGTGTCGTCGATTGCACGGCCAGGTGCTCGGCGGTCTGCACGCCGCCCATGTTGATGGTTTGGGTGGTATTGGTTGACAGGACCAGGCGTCTTATGGTTGATTCGCTCCACCTCTCGGGTTCCACCTCATCGCGCCAGTCGATGTGAAGGACACGATTGCGCTTGGTTTTGACCCGTGCAAGTGAGTTCAAGCGCAGCGTCGGCTCGTAAAAAGGCAGCACGTCCAGGTACACGGGGTTGGTAACTGCATCTCCTGGATCGGGGCCGGGATCAATGGTTTCATAAGTAGAGCAGTTAATCGTCACCGTAGTGATGTTGGACCACGTGATGCCGTCAGTAGCCTGATACGTAAATGTGACTGAGCCGGAACAATAAGGATCCGACACATAAGTAAAGCCACCATCAGTTCTAAGACTCAGCGTGCCGGTGGTTACATCCGACACCAAGCTGGCAGAAAGCGTATCTAAGTTGGGATCTGTATCGTTGGCCAGCACGCCGCTGCCCGCTGTCACGTTCAAGGTTTCACCGGCAGTAACACTGTATACGTCCGGGTTGGCTACGGGCGGAGAATTAAATGGGTCCAGTGCACCTACCTGGTCGCCAGTGCTATCGGCTGTCGTGCCGACTCTGGCCCGCAGGTCAGGGACGGTCAGCGTATAGTGGCTCGACACGACCCAAGAGTAGTTAGAGGTAACGTCACCAAAGATCTCGCCCGTGGTAACGGACTGCGTTAGTACGTCGGTAGACATCACGTCGTCGACGCCAGTGCCAGTGGCAATACTTGACCACGGCTTGCCATAAATACCGCCACCGGTCCAGCTACCAGTAGTAGTAAAGTCAGTACCAAGTGCCCAGTAGTTATACCCAATGGTAGAATTTGTAGTATTGACTGTAGCCGTCGATGCTGCGTTGCCTTGTACCAGCCCGTTGGGTATGATGCCGGCACCTGTTACTGATTCCTTGGAAATGTAGACCAGATTGTTATAACAACGTAATGCCGCATTGCCCGTGGTCGGGCCGTAACGCACAGGGATTGCTGCCGGAGTAGGCGATGCAGCACCAGTTCCCTGGTAACTAACGTACATTGTGTTTTGCTTGACACTTCGTTCGTGCACTGTGTCCGCTGCGGTCGTGAACACTACCTTGGTGCTGGCGGACGTGTCGTCTGGAGTATTCCAGAAGACGCACTCTTCAACAATTAGTGTAGCAGCAGACGATGATTGGTCGAACGGCACGCGGCAGTTCTGCAAGTAGCATCTGTATAGATCGCCCGTGTACGCCGGAAATGTAGACTCCGGTGCCAGCACATTAAGGTGCTGTGAGTTGGAACCGTGTCCTGTTTTAGTTGCGCCATAGAATTCACAGTACTGAAATCTTACAGGTCCGGAAGTTCCATCGCGCATTCGAGCAACTTGCACGTTGGATACGGAGTCGGTGGTGGGCGTGCCGTCGAAGATGATTCCTTCAATAATCCAGTACTGGGCACCAGCACGCATGTACGCAATAGGATGATTGAAAACACCGGCTGCTGACTGGATGATCGGCATGTCCGTGCCGATTGTCTGGCTGCCGGTGGTGTTGACTCCTCGAATTATCGCGCCTGGATCACCCCAAGCAGTTCCGGTGGGACCATTTCTTGCTAATAGTGTAGTTGGCCATGTATACGTTCCATTGTTTACAACATTTAATATGTCGCCTTTACTGGCCAGCAGATTGACCCCTGCGTACACTGTCTTCTTGGCGTTCGCAAAGTTTGTTCCGCTCGCCGTATCGGTCCCACCGGTACTGATCCAGTAAGTTGCCATTACCGCTCCACAATACAGATCAGATGGTTGGCATCGGCCTGGTCAATAGACACTGACCAAACTTGCAGCCCGGCATCTGTAATTAATTCCAGCAAATACTCGCTGTTGAACAGCGCGGTGTGTTCCGGCACCTCCTCCGGTCCCATGCAGTTGTCCGGGCATGTGATGATGATCCGACGTACGGATGTTTCGTGATTGATCAGACTGAGCAGATTCACGGCGTCAGCGCGGTCCATGTGCTCGATCAATTCGGTCATCACCACTGTATCGTTTCCAAGATCCGCTGGCGTGATGTTATTGACGTCCAGCACCCGCGCATCCAGAAACCGAGATTTCGCCATGTTAACCGCAACTTCAGAAATGTCATAACCGACATACTTGACGCTGCGCTCGGCAGTCAATTTACTTCCGAGTATTCCGACCCCACATCCTAGCTCTATCACGGACGATCCGGCCAGCACGGCATCCGACACCTTCTGGAACATCTCGGGATACTTGCGCCAGCTATCCGCGCCTTCACTTGTGTATATCTGATCCCAGTATGTCTGGGTATTGATATTGCGCTTTTTGAACCCCGGAGCGTCGTGTGGTATCATCACCGTGCGCCCCGTGCGCAGGTCGTGGTGGCCACACAGCACGCGCCCGTCCACGTATACCGGCCAATTCTGCTCGTTCAACAACTTGCAGAATCGAATGTCGTGACCCCACATCACGCGATGCTGACTCTCGCCGTGCGCTCCCTCCTGCGGCACCTGGCGTTCGTCCGCCCAAATTGGGATACCAGGATGATCGTCCATCCAGTCCTTGATAGCTTCCACGCGGGCCAGTAGACAGCCGGCTCCTGCGCCGAAGATCGGCTCTGGCGTAGCGCCGTCACCCATCTCGAAATCCCAGGCGCAACCGGCTCCGTGCTCACGATAGATCAACGGCTCGGGCGGATCCTCGCGGGTGGTGTACACGCCGCTAACGGCCCCGATCTTAGGATTGCGCTCCATGAAATTATGTAATGTGTACAGGCCCTTGGGAGGAATCAGCGTGTCATCGTCGACGTAGAAGATGTACTTCGCGTTCATGCGAATCGCTTCCATGGTCATGATCTGGCGGGCCTGCGCAGATAGCATGCCAGTCTGGACCATATACGCCATCGAGACGTTCAACGGTGGCACCCAATTCATATGCGCCAACATGAACTGGGCGGGAATCATGGCAGGTGCGCGGAATCCGTCGTCCACCGAAAACCGATAGTGCTCTTCCTGGCCCTGCTCATGCCGCACCAAACACTGCGGGCATTCCAGCACGGTCGACACGGGCTTGCAGCCAATGGGGATAGCCACAATGATCTGTGGCTTCTCAGCCAGCTTGATGCTAGCCCGCCTGGGCACTACGATATCCGGTGTACCGTCCAGTACCACATCGGGATTTACCATATGATCAGGCACGTCTGTCCTCCTCCGACAGATTAAGGTGGGGCTAGCCCCTGAGAGCTAGCCCCTATACACTAGCTGCGCCAGGCTTCGCTATCAGGCGGAGCACACACGTAGCCAGAAATAGTCACGGAAACATTTTCCGCTGTGTCATCGGCATCAGCCACAACACGGACATCCAATCGATCACCGGACGTGACCAGGTTGCTCTTGAGCGTCAACGAACCCAAATTGGTCGTGACATTCACAGAAGCAACGATCTCCGTACCAGCGGCAGTGGTCCCCATTGTCAGTGCAGGGTCACTAGCGACAGTGCCGCTGTAAACCTCTACGTCAACAATATAGAATGCCATGCCGTCCGGCATCACGATCTGCCGGTGCACCGTCTCGTTGCTAGCAACGTCGTCAAAGCCAACGCTGATAACTTGCAGTGCGCCGGACACCGGGCCGTCACGATCAGACTGACGGTCGTAAAAGCGAGTGAGAGCCATGATTACGCCCCCTGTCCGCCAACAGTACCCCGCCAATCGGAAGCGCCGGTTGACAATCGATAGGTCATCTTGGACTTCATGTTGCCAGTATCAAAGTCCAGCGCATGATCGCTGACGGGTTCCATCCGCCAGTAAACCAGCACACGGTGCTGATCCGGACGGGCAAACAGGAACCAGTCGTCATCGCCGGTCAGATACTTGGACATGACGATTTGCAGA